TTTGGTAATGACTAGATGGTCCAAAAAGGATTTGACTGGCAATATCATTAAAGCCTCTATCGAACGAGGCGGAAGTGATGAATGGGAAGTTATCGAGCTGCCAGCAATTCTTCCGAGTGGCAAACCGCTATGGCCTGGATTCTGGCCGATAGATCAGCTGGAATCGCTCAAGGCAGAGCTTCCTGTTAGCAAGTGGAGTGCTCAGTATCAGCAGAATCCAACGTCAGAAGAATCCGCAATCATTAAACGCGAGTGGTGGAAAGAGTGGACTCACAGAGATCCGCCAGCGTGTGATTTTATTATCCAGTCGTGGGACACTGCGTTTCTGGCAAAAGAAACCGCAGACTATAGCGCATGCACTACATGGGGCGTGTTCTACACCGAGGATGGTGAAGCACGTATTATTTTGCTCGATGCGTTACAAGAACGGCTAGAGTTTCCTGATCTTAAAAAACGTGCCTACGACATGTATCAGGAGTATGAACCCGATGCGTTTATCGTAGAAGCCAAAGCTGCAGGAACACCACTGATTTTTGAGTTACGAAGAATTGGTATTCCTGTATCTGAATACACCCCCAGCAGAGGTAGAGATAAAGTTGCTCGGGTTAATGCCGTATCAGATTTGTTTTTTAGTGGTCATGTCTATGCGCCAAAAACCAGATGGGCTGAAGAGGTTATGGAACAATTTGCATCGTTTCCATTTGGCGACCATGACGACTTAGTTGATTCTTCTACACAAGCTCTTATGCGGTTTAGGCAAGGTGGGTTTATTCAGATGAAATCTGATTACCCGATGGACGAATTATTGCCTATGCGTAAGGCTGACTATTATTGACTTATTATGAGTTTGTCGTCATTGTGTTCTAGATCGTTCACGAAACAAGCAAGCTTGCGAAGAGATAGTGCATGGCTATAGATAAGCCCCTAAATGGCCTGCTTAGTCAAGACGACTTCGAGATGGGACCAGACGGACTTCTCATCGCAGAAGAAGAAGACAGTCTTGGCGAGTCATTGGTCACAGAATTAGATGACGGCGGAGTGCTTGTTGATTTTGATCCTATGGCAGAACTCTTGTCTAGTCAGGATCAGTTTGATTCAAACCTTGCTGAATTTGTTGATGACCAAGACCTGAACGAGCTCGCTAACGATTGTGTGTCTAAGTTTGAATCTGACAAAACAAGCCGATCAGAGTGGGAAGAAACGTACAAACAAGGACTCGATCAGCTGGGTCTAGAGATGGAAGACAGGACCACACCCTGGGCAGGAGCCTGTGGTGTGTTCCATCCGATGCTGTCTGAAGCAGTCGTTAGATTCCAAAGTCAAACAATTCAAGAAATTATGCCTGCTAAGGGTCCGGTTCGGACTCAGTGCTGGGGCGTGGTTACAGATGACCGCATTAAACAGGCGCATCGTGTTCAAGAATACATGAACTATCAGCTTCTTGAGGTGATGACTGAGTATCGGTCTGAAACTGAGAAGCTTTTGTTTAGCCTGCCGTTAGCAGGTAGTGCGTTTAGAAAGATCTACTTTGATCCATCACTGGGCAGGCCGACCTCGATGTTTGTGCCTGCAGAGGATTTTGTGGTTGCATACCACGAGTCTGACCTCGATCAAGCAGAACGCTACACCCATGTTATGAATCGTAGCAGCAACCAAGTCAGGAAGCTGCAAGTCAATGGCTTTTACCGGGACGTAGAACTACAGACATCTCATGTTGAAGACAATCCAATTACTGAGAAGTATAATGAAATCGGTGGTGTCCGCCCTTCGTGGGAGGATAGCGAAAGACACCAACTGCTCGAAATGCACTGCGTCTTGGACTTGCCGGGTTTTGAGGACGATGACGGGGTCGCGCTGCCGTATGTAATTACGATAGACAAAGCGAGCTCAACAGTTCTGTCTATCTATCGGAACTGGGAAGAAGACGATCCGAACAGGTTGAAGAAACAACACTTCGTGCATTACGGATATGTTCCTGGTATTGGGTTCTACAACCTTGGCTTAATTCACATGATCGGTGGACTAGCCAAATCTGCGACGAGTTTGCTAAGACAGTTAGTTGATGCCGGAACACTGTCGAACTTGCCCGGGGGGCTGAAAACTCGTGGGCTACGGATCAAGGGCGACGACACACCAATCATGCCCGGTGAGTTCAGGGATGTAGATGTGCCCGGTGGTGTGATCCGCGACAACATCACGTTTTTGCCATACAAAGAACCTTCTTCGGTTCTCTATCAGTTGCTTGGCAACATCGTAGATGAAGGCAGACGGTTTGCGTCTATGGCCGATATGAAGGTCGCAGACATGAACCAAAACGCTCCGGTCGGAACTACGCTCGCAATTATGGAGCGAGCAATGAAGGTTCAGTCGGCAATCCAAGCAAGGATTCACGCCAGCCTGAAACAAGAGTACAAAATCCTAGCAGGGATTATTCGGGACTACACATCTCCTGCGTATCCATACGAAACAGAAGAAGGCGAAGAAATCAAAGCAGCAGACTTTGATGATCGCGTAGATGTAATCCCCGTATCTGACCCGAACGCCAGCACGATGTCCCAGCGCATTATGCAGTACCAAGCTGCAATGCAACTGGCACAGCAGTCTCCTGGCCTGTACGACATGCCACTACTCCACAGGCAGATGATGGAGCTCATTGGTATTCCGAACGCAGACAAGATTGTACCGATGCCTGACGAGATTGTACCAACAGATCCGGTCAGTGAAAACGAAGATCTCTTGACTATGAAGCCTGTCAAAGCATTTGAGTATCAAGACCATGAAGCGCACATGAAGGTTCATATGGTCCTGAAGAACGATCCACAGATCAAAGAGCAGATGCAAAACAACAAGATGGGTGGGCCAATGTCTGCTGCTCTTGATGCTCATATCAGAGAACACCTTGCATTTATCTTCCGGTCTCAGATCGAAGAAGAACTTGGGTTTGAGCTACCGCCAACAAACCAGCCTCTTCCGGCGGACATCGAAAAAAGGCTCAGTGGTCTTGTCTCAGAAGCTGCCGATCAGATGCTTGGCAAAAAGCAAGCACAAGCCAAGGCGCAACAAGATGCCAAGATGCAGAAAGATCCTATCGTGCAGCAGCGTGAAAAGGAACTGCAGATCCGTCAGCAAGACGTACAGCGCAAGGCGCAGGCAGATCAAGGCAAGCTACAGCTGGAACAGCAGAGGCTTGCCGCCAAGCAACAGTCCGATATGGCTAAGGATCAGTTGGAACGAGAAAAAATTGCAGTTGAACAAGGTCAGTTTGAAACCGAAAAAGAACTTGAGATAGCAAAGCTTGGTTTAGAGGAGGCTCATATCGAAACTCAACAGGAGATCGATGGGATGAAGCTCGGTATTGATATAGCAAGGACGGGAATGGATGAGTGATGACGTATTGTCTTTGCTCAGAAAGAAAATTAGACAGCAAATGAATGATTTAGCTGATCATCTAGCTGTTGGTTCGGCAAAAGACATAGAAGAGTACCGTAAGATTACGGGTATGATTGAAGGTTTAGCTTGGTCAGAAAGAGAAATTATTGACCTTGAAGAAAAACTGATGGATCTGTAATGCCTGCTAAGAAAAAGCCTAAGAAAAAAACAAAGTCGCGAGTCAATGAAGCTGGTAATTACACAAAACCAGCCATGAGAAAGCGTTTGTTTAGTAAAATCAAGGCTGGATCTAAGGGTGGGAAGGCTGGTCAGTGGTCTGCTCGTAAAGCCCAGATGCTTGCAAAGGAGTACAAAGCAAAAGGCGGAGGCTACCGGAAGTAATATGGCACTCAAGAAAAGCCAAAAGAGTCTAAAAAAATGGACTAAGCAGAAATGGCGGACGGGTAGTGGCAAAAAGTCTTCTGAGACTGGCGAGGTTTATGCGCCAGAAGCAAAAATTAAGAAACTGAAGTCAACTGCTGCAGGCAGAAAAAAGCTTGCTGCTGCAAACAAGAAAAAAAGAGCGGCTACAAAGAAAGGCAAACAACATGCTCGACATGGTTTGCACAAAAAAGGTAGCCGTAAGAAGAAAAAGTAGTTTGTAGGACGCAACGCTCATTCGGAGCGCAACAATTAACGAGAGGAAGCATGGCTACGCTCGCAAAAGAAGTGCTGAAAGAGATGGTAGCTCCCCAGGAGGAGCTAGAAGAAGAACATCCCCGGGTTGCATCGCAATTACCTGAACCTAAAGGGTACAAATTGCTGATCGCCCTTCCTGAAGTGGAAGAGGTTACCGAGGGAGGGATCATTAAGTCCCACCAGTCTCAGCAAAATGAAGCCATTTCTACTGTTGTAGGCTTTGTACTCAAGGCTGGTCCTGATGCATACACAAGTTATACAAGATTTCCTAGTGGTCCGTACTGCAAAGAAGGCGACTGGGTTGTGTTCCGTGCGTTTAGTGGGACAAGAATCAAGATTCACGGCAAGGAGTTCCGTTTAATCAACGATGACACTGTAGAGGCGGTCGTAGAAGACCCCAGAGGCGTAGAAAGGGCCTAAAATGAGCGAAGAAACACAAGGAACAACCCAAGAAGAGCGTTTCTTGGGGGTCAGAACAACAATTGAACCGCCTGAACCTGCAGCTGAAGGTAATACAGCTGAAGATTTGCAGATTGAAGTCGTCGATGACAGGCCACAAGAAGACCAAAGGGCTACATCACAAGAAAAAACCGATGATGACGGCATTGCTAACGACAATGAGCTCAAAGAAGTCGGGCAACGTGTACAAAAGCGCATAAAAAAGCTCAAATGGGAGTACCATGAGGAACGTAGAGCTAAAGAGGCGGCAGAACGGCTGTCAAACGAAGCAGTTAACTACACTCAAGGCTTACAAACGGAAAATCAACGTTTATTAAAGCTTGTAGCCGACTCTCAAAACGCTTTGTCGCAACAAAGCCAAAGTAGAGCCGATGCAGCCATGGCTATTGCAGAGGCAAACTTTAAAACAGCCCATGAATCTGGTGATTCAGAGCAAATAGCTGCTGCCCAAAAAGCATTGACCGATGCACAGCTAAGTAGAGCAGCTGCTCCTGCAGTGTCGCAACGAATTATCGACAATTGGAAAAAACAAGTGCTGGCAGAAAGCCGTGAAACTGCATCACAGCAACAACAGTACCAACCTGAACCTATTCAGCCCGACCCACAGGCTCTTGACTGGCAAGAACAAAATCCATGGTTTGGTGTTGACCCAGAAATGACAAGCTTTGCCTATGGTGTACATGAAAGACTAGTAGGCAGTGAAGGTATTGACCCTACCAGTGAAGAGTACTATCAATTAATAGATTCTCGTATGAAAGAAGTCTTTCCTACGCAATTCAGTTCAGGCAACGAGCGCACCAATGACTCTGCCGTTGTTGTTGAAACTGCACAA